CCCATTCCTTACCCTCCATTATGCCTTCTACAAAAGCATTTGGAGCAGACGGGTCTGCTACGATATCTGCCGCAGTTGCAAGATAAAAATCATTTCTCACATAGTTTGCACCATTCCTCTGATCCAAACTTCCCATGCCTCTAGAAGAAACTCCTAGTTTTGCACCCTCATCCATAAGGTTCTTAACTATTTCTCCCATAGGGGTCTTTAAAATTTTTGCCTCACCAATGAAATTCTTACCATCTGGATACAACTCTGTAACCATATGGGAAACACGTTCAAGGTTAACTGTTGGGCCATCAGGATGACCCAGTTCACCAAAAGCACGATCTTCATTGATAAACTTTTTGTTGTACCTATTAACTTCTTTTTCCAGTACGTCCATAGGATAAACACGGCCATTCCTATTCTTAACATCTGCTTGCATGAAGATGCCACGAATCTTATAGTTCTTATCACCATTTTCTTTATCTTCGGTGATATACTCTACATCTTCAATTGCTTCTGATATTAGTTTTACCGTGTTCATCTTTTTTATCCTTACGTTATGTTATCGTAACCAGATACTTTTTTCATCTTTAACCAAATAGTTCCAACTGATGCAGAACCATTAGTCAACAAAACATCACCTGTTACTCCACTTCCACCATTATTAGGAATTGATGGCACGCCGTCACCGAACCCAACTTTGCCACTTCCATTAAGAGAAAGTGCAACTACATTTGATGTTGCATCCCAGAGAATATCAGTTTGTGACCCAACTGACCACGCAACCCCTGTAATAGTTGTTCGTGGGTCAGTCGCAGCACCAGCTGCATCAGAAGCGTCGAAAACACTAGCAGCACTATTTGTACCTGTTGTTGTAACTTTCACAAAGTATTCAAAATCTGAATCTATGATTTCTTGTAATACCAATGCCATTATCTGCTCCTAAAGTGATAACATTTCTTTTTCAAAATAATTCATCAGATCCCTTTCAGGAATCTTAAATTTTTTCGATATGTCTTGTATAGTTTTCTCAAAAGTATTTAGGAAATCTGAAGGTTTAGCATCCATTTTTTTGAAAATTTCATCTACAGCATCCTTCATCTTTGGAGATAATCTCTTATATTCCTTTGATTTCTTATGCTCGTCTTTTTCAACAACTGTTGAATTATAAACCTCCTCAATTCTCTTCATCGTTTTCCTCTGTGGGTACAGACTTTACAAACGTACCAGATAACTCTTTTCGTCTGTTCTCCAGTGCATCACCTACCTTTGTAGAGATAGCATCGTTAAATGCCTTTTCTGCATCCAGATTATTAGAATTTGCTAACGCATCAATAATTTCTTTGCTCATATCAATACTCCATATCTTCCTCTTCATCAGATTCC